ACTCAGCACCGGGGTTGGAACCATCTTCCTTAACATCGTTATCACCGACTACATAAATAGTTTCGTAGCCCATAAATAACTTAGCAAAGTGTGGCTTCCAAGCCTGAACACCAGGTACTCCAACTGCTGGAATACCTAGCATCCCGCTGGTAATGACTGTATCTAACTCGCCTTCGCATACAACTATGTAAGGCGATAGTGGTAGCACATCTGCAACGTTGTACAGGTGTGCCTTCTGCCCAGTAGGTGAACCATACTTAGGCTTGCCGTCATCTAATCTACGGAACTTAAAGCCAACGCAGGTATTACCGGCAGTGATATAAGGGATCGAGATCCAACCATCGTACATCTCGTGTCCGTTAATAGGATCAACGATGCTACCTAACTGAAAGCGTGCAGCTACCTGTTCAGATATCCCACGTTCGGCTAGCGCGACGAGAGCCTCTGGAGTTATTTCCTGTGCGTATCGCTGCGCCGCTTCCAGCAGCAATTTCGATTGCGCGTTTGAGGCCATCGTTAAACTCCATATTCTCTAGTATGCACACTAGGTTGGCAGCGTTGCCGCCTTTACCGCAGGTGTGGCAGAAATATAAATTATCGTACGTGTTCATAACAGCCGACCTACGACTGTCACTATGCAGGCAGCACCGTACTGAGACTGCCTTGCCTTCTCTAACTTCCCCTCCGTAGTGCGAGACTATCGCTGCTATGGGGATTGAGTTTGCATCAACGGAACCTTTGAACCGTTTCGCTTTACGTAACCTGTTCCAGTCTTGTGCTGGCATACACACCCCTTGTCTTCGCACTTATCGTGCCAGTGCGCTGCTCGCTTAAAGTGATTGACCGTGTTCTCTTCCCCGGCCTTGGTGCAATATACGCAGATCACGCTGGATCTTCTTCCTCATCTGGTAGAACTTCTTCTACTGCTTCGACTACTTCTTCTACTGGAGTCTCGCTCCAAGTTTCTGTACTTGTAATTTCTCCGCCTGGTACTGGCATTATTCTTTCTCCTTTAACCATTGTGTTAGATCTTGGATTACCCAAGCCTTATCTATTCCAGCGTTGCGACGCTTAACTATGACGTATGACAAAGGTACTTCCCCAAGCCCCCGTGCCTTTGCATAGTTAAGCGCCTCAACCTGTGCTTCACTCCAGAACTCCGGAAGGTTTAACGCCTTCCTGTTCTTGAGTTCTAGTATGTATGTCTTCCCACTTACGATACATACCAGATCTCCCTCGTCATTTGCACCAGCCTTGGTAAGCCTTTCAGCTAGCGCTCCTGCCGAACGGAGAAACTTCATTACATCAGTCTCGAACTGGGCGCCTTTGCGCCCGTTAGGGTTTGCCATCTTTACCCGTGTCATAGACTGCATTGCCGTTCTCATCTACTGTTACCTTCAAGATACCTAATTCGATAAGTACCAGTATCAGATTACGCATATCATTGCGTAGTTGTTTGATCTCGTTCTTCACATACTGCAACTCTGTATTAGCCATTTACTATGTAGTTCCCTTGGTAGTTATTCATAGCGTCGTTCTTAATCATAACACCCCACGCATCCTTATCCGATATTTGACAAGCAGCATAGTTAACAAAGAGTGTTGCGAAGTCTGAAGCATCAGCAGTGTGTGGCCCGAAGCGGTTCTTAACTGCTGCTACGCATAGCGTTGCTTGGTTCGGGTCGTAGCCAAGCGTTAGGATTAACGCCGGCAACTGACTTACCTTGCCGTGAATAGCACGGCGAGCAGGTGGTTTCGATGGTGAACCATACTCGCTTTGCTCAGATACGTGGTGCAGTACCAGTACGCAGGCTTCAGTCTTACGTGCCATATCGTGGAGTTCCATCATTATCGCACGAAGACCAGCCCACTCGTTATCTGTTTCTGCTGCCACGTTCATTAAGTTGTCAATGACAATTAACTCCGGAGCCTCGCCGTAAAGCTCCACATATGCCCTGATCTCTAACTCAATATCATCTAGCGATGGTGATGAATCGAAGACCCATTTGATATGGCTGAGTTTGCCAAAGTGTTTATCGTAGTAATGGCTATCGTTAGATAGGTTCAGTTCTACTGATACCTGTGAATGACCCGATGCTTGCGCTGCGGCTCGCATCATTACAGTTGTGGTGTCTGTATCTGCCGAGAAGAAAAGCGTTGGAACCTTCGCCTTCATTGCATAGATAAGAGCAAACATACTCTTACCAGCATTAGGCGCAGCAGCCACCATACAGACCTGTCCTCTTCGGAACTTGATCTGCTTTGCAGATAGCGCTAACCACACGTCAGGTAGTGGTGTTGCTTTAGTAAGCACACCGCCCCAAGCACGTGATAGGTCAAGCAACGTCTTCCTCCTTCAACACTATGTTGTTTGCACGACGCATATTGCGTCGCTCATTCTCTGATAGACCGCCCCAGATACCGAAGCGTTCTTTCTGTATTCCCCACTCTGCACATTCGCTTTGGTGTGGGCAACTTCTGCAAATAGACTTAGCCATTAGCATTTCTACAGAATTACTGGAGCCATCTGATTTCTCAGGGAACCAGAAGTCGCCACCTACTTGAGCGCAAGCAGGGTTCTCATAGAACCTTGGCTCGCGCACAGGTTATCGGATCCAGATAGTCTCGCACTTATCTGTTGCACCCTTAGGTGCAGCGCACATATAACCCTTCCAAGGACCCTTTGCTGATGTACCAGTACGTAGAGCCATTGCTCCGTGACGACACATCTGATCTCCACCTGTAGGAGCAGCGGCAACTGGTGTTGCGTTAAATGCTGCAGCTACTGCTGCAACTGTTGGTGCTGGCGCTGGTGCTAATCCACCTGATAGTTCCATACCGGTTGAACGAATGTTCAGTGCGTTCATAGCAAGATCTGCTAGTCCGCTTTCAAGTTCTGTAACGCTTGATGCGTAAAGATTTACTAGGGTTCCGTCAGCTAACTTGTAGTTAATCTGGAACTTAGTTGATTCTGGTGCAGCCATATTACTTTCCTCCACTTGGTTTGATGTTTAATCTAATGGACTCTTTACCAACAACCTTCGGTACGAAGCCCAATAGTTTTTCTACTTGTTCAGAGTCAACTGTCTCACGGCCTTTAACCGCTGTCCAACTGATCTGAATACCACTAGCAGTAGTGCCAGTAGTTCCCTCGAAGGATGACTTCAAGGAATCCTTTTCCTTTTCTAACTCTTTGATCTTTTCATCCAACTGTAAATACTTCAGTGCGTGAGTATCAACTTGCGCGTCCTCAATCACGACTTCACTAAGGACGATACGTTCTTTTATTAGACCTACGCAACCCATCTCACCGGATGCGTCATAGTACTGGCAGTAGTTCTTGCAGAAACTAGCATCCTTCTCAGGTGCTGGTGCCTCTGGCAAAGCCTTTACATTAGCCAACCACTGTAGCGCTTCTAGCGCTGAAGCCTCATCGTATGGTTCAGAGTGGACTTTAATATCCTTCTCATCACCATCACGTGCAATCGCTACTAGGTTAACGGTCTTAACTTCATAACCGTTCTTAGATAGCAAGTAACCATAGACCTGCACCTGCCAGCGCTGTTGCGCTGACGGGAAGTAACTAAGGTTCTTTACCTTGCTTGTCTTCCAGTCAATGACCGCACCAATACCTGGTACGAATAAGTCAACGTGTGCTTTCATATCACCGTATGCAACTTCAGTCTCGACTAGGTAATCCTTACCTTCTGGATCTAGTGTGGTGATTGCATCTTCGATAGCAGCGTGGATAGCAGTACCCATAATTGCTGCCAGCTTTGACTGGTTATCGTTAGTCTCTGGCTGTGCATTTAACCGATACCAAACCTTACGACGGCAGCCACCGATCTCTGATGGGCCTACCTGTGTCTGCTTACTACGGTCACGACCTGCATCTTTAGAGTGCAGTACGTGCAGCAGTAATTCCTTCGGATCTGTAATCACGCAAGTTCCTTTTCTATAGCCTCAACGGTTGGGCAAGGATAAAATCCAGGACACAACTCGCAAGCAAATTCAAATTCAGTTGGAACCCAACTTGGTATTTTAACTGGTTTATGTAGTTCAACTACTGCACGAAGTGCAGCATATGGAGTCTCTGGAGTTCTACTCTCCCTGTAATTCTTACTTGCTATGTCTGCTAGCAATTCTTCGTATGTCATCTGCGGTTATCCCTCCACGTCAGGTAATAGTCAAAAGCATACGCCCCGACGAAACCTAATAGCAAACCGAACAAAAATGCAATCATTTCTACCCTCTCTCTTGAGTAACTATTTGTATCGGAGGACACGTATTGATGTCAAGAACCGACGCGATCTTTACTGCTCTTTCTGCAATTACTCTTGCCATAAGCAAAGTCTTGTAG